CTTGCATCTTTCAGTTCCCTTAACCATGCTACAAGCTGGCGATATTCTTCGGCACATTTCTCACACCTTTTTGCATCAGTAGTTCTTATAGCTTCGTTGTGACTTCTGGAATAACCGCTCGCATCATCATATCGTTTACACAGTTTATCCTGTTCTATTGCCACTTCCTCACAATGCTTAACAGCTTCATCAAGTGTCATCCTACCGCCTCCTCGATCACATCGTCCAGTTTCACAACAGAATCATACCTTGCTCTGTCCGATCCTGTTATGATTCTATTGCCAAGTCCTTGTTTTGTCCCAACAACATCCATCCAGCTGTACCCAATAAGGACGGTGCCGCGTTTTATGTAAGATGGATCCGTTACGATCTGCCAGGGAGCAAGTGTAGGGTCGTATATGAGGGTAAAGTGCCCCCGCTGCCTCTTTTGGCGCTCCCTTAACAGCCTTTTGTTCTTTTCCTTCTTCGTTTCCGGACGGATCCGCCATATCTTAAGCTCTCTTAAGAAGCCGCTGCCGTTTACGAAGACATCAATAGCACGCCTGCCGCCGTTGTATCTCCCGAAACCTCCAACATCTTGCACCTTTCTTCTCCCGAGTCCTTCGATCTCTATGGTAGATCCCATGGGTACGAGCGGATTTTCCATATCAACCGCGCACGTTACACCTGCAGTTGCGTAGGCTCCCGAAGCTGTATGGTGTGTGCCTGATGGGGTGTTTGAGTTCGCCGAGTAGGTCGATACATACCATTTCCCGAGGTATTCTTTGATCATCCTAGCATCAGCTTTCATACACATGAATAAGCTTATAAGGAGTCCTGCAATTACTCCCGTAAGCAGGCCTATGATGTTATGATATTTTTTCATGGTTCCTCCTTGATCTCTAATTTGGGTAATACGCGGATGTGCTTTCCAAATGCGTACCCCCGCTCCTGATTACATCCTCTTGATTTTTCCCACCCGGGGATCTGGTACATATAGTCACAGACTTCCATCATGGCGAATGATATGATCATGTATTCGTCATGACTAAGCTCAGGAAGGGCTTCTCCCATTTTGACGGGGTTTAGAATCTTCGCGTCAGGGTATGCTTCATGTAACATCTTTTCGTATATGTCAAAGCGTGCCTTGTAGTCGTTAGTGCCGGTTATGGCGCCTGATAGATAAATTTTCATGCATCCTCCTTTATGTAGCCTTTATGTGTGCCGTTAATGATAGTCTCATATTTTGTCCTGATGTTAGGTATAAAGCCAAAGTCGAGTCTTTCGACGAGAAGGTTGACAAAGTTTTCCCATGTCCGGGCGGCGTTTTTATTGTATCCGTATTTCCATGTGTACGGTTTATCGTTTTCTATCCCGTGATATGTGATCATGATTGCCTGTACTTCCGGAGGGATACTGTCGATCTTTTCTCTAAGCTCTTCTTCAGTGGAGTTTATGTCGTTATCTACATAGTCCTCCAGGTCTTCGATGTCAACGAACGTGGCTGTATCAATAAATAGCTTCCATATAGATCTCCACAAATCGGTGTCCGGTTTCGAGTTTTCTAAACTCCCCGGCTTTGCAAGGTATAATAAATAGTCCTTAATTTCTTGTTTTATCGCCGAAAAATCGTCTTCGAGCTCTTTTTCATACTTTTTTCTTTCCTCGGACGCCCGCGCGGTTTCGAGATCTCTTAACTTTGCGGCTTTTGCTTCTTCTTCATCGTAGGTAAATATGTCAATACCGTTCCATGTCTCTGAATAGTAGAGCTGTTCCTTGGGAAGTTCCGAAAAATCGACGTTTTTTAGCTTTTCGATCGTTAATACTTTACTTACTCCGTCGTCCCACGAGTGGAGATTGTCCGGAAGGCGGGAGAGGAGATAGTCCTGTTGTATGGTCGAGAGGGTCTCCCGTTTCCAATTTTCGTACTTTTCTTCTTCTATGGCACGTTCTACGGCGTAGGATATGTTGGTGGGCTGCCTTTTTAAAATCTCGTTTCTCTTGTCGATATCTTTGATCTTTTCGAGACTGTTGAAATCCGTCAAAGTGAGCTGGTGTTTCGAGATTGCGTCTTCTACGAGGGTCTCGTCAAGTTTGGCTATGTTAAGTCTGTGATAGATCGTAGCAGGAGAGAAGCCGGTTGATTCTGACAGGTCCTCTACGGTTGAGCCCATGTCTATCATCATCTGGAAGCCTTTTGCCTGCTCAGGAATAGTAAGATCGGCTCTTTGAATGTTTTCCAAGAGCATGATGCCTACTTGCTCTTCTTTGGACAGCCCTTTGACCACTTTTACGGGGACAGCTTTTAGTCCCGCTGCCTTGGCAGCTTCAAACCTTCTGTTGCCGATCAGGACATAGAAGAGGATCTGATTCTCTTTTTGTGGCTCTCCTGCAAGTGCACCCGCTATCATGTCGTCAATAAGGTTTTCTGCAGCCGCTGCCTTTTCGGGCGCTTCCCAATAACTTACAGGAATAATAGTCAGATTTTGCATTATTCCGTTAGATTTTATAGATTCAGTTAGCTCCTCAATGTCTCCGATTTCCTTGCGGGGGTTCTTCGGATGATGTACGAGGTAGTCAATGCTTATGTTATATATGGCGTTAAACTCCATGAAAATACTCCTTCCTTCCATATACGCGCGCGCGTGCGCGCGTGTTTAGGGGGTTAATTTGGTAAACTTTTAAGATAGTCCCGGTAAAATCTGTGGTCAGACATGGCAAAGTCTATACCGTGAGACTTTATCCTTGCCGCTACGGCGCTTTGAGATCTGCCCGATATCCTGCTGAGCTGCGCTATGGTATAAGCCTTGCCGTTCCATATCTGGAATCTGTCAAGAGACTTCGTTTCGTGCTCGTTGCCCCTTGCGATACAGTCAACACATTCGGGAAACGGGCAACTCATGCACATGTTGATCTGTTCGGGGGTATCTTGTCTATAGTGTTCCGCTTTCTTCATCTGCTTCCTCCAGCATTTCCCGAAAAAATACCACATCCGTCATTTTCCCGATATCACACAGGGCGTATGACGAGTAGAGCTTTTTGATCTTAACCTTGATTCTTTTCTCATCTCTTCGGATGTAGAGCTCTTTCCCGGGGTATAAGTTGAGTCTTTTGATCGTGTTCTCCTTTCCCTGCTCCCCGGTGCCAGGGAGCAGTGTTTTATTTCGTGATGTAATCTAACCCGATATAGTTCGCTCCAAAGAGTTCTTTGAAGTCTTTGTCGGGATAGTTTTTGTTAAACCAGATCTGAGCTTCTTCTTGCAGCTGTCTTCTGATGGACTTGTTATAGTGGACGGATGTGTCAGCTCCGTTGTGACAGCGATACTTACAAAGTCTGACCTTAAGTCCGTACTTCTCAGATAGTTTTCTATTTGCGCTGCCAAAGACATGATGCCACTCTAAAGGATCCATCTGACCGTTGCGTCCGCACATATAACAGCATTCTCCGTCATGCATTATCTTTTTCATAGCTTCTCCTTTCCGGTCTCCAGCCTACAAGCTCATGATCTTTGTTGCGATAAATGTTAAAGTGACTAAAGCAGGAGATACGCTTGAAAAACTTATCCCAGATATCTTTATTTGCTCCGTCGCAGTGACCGGAGGATATCACGGAGTAGGAGTAGGGGTCTTGTATGGTAAGGTTTAGGTCAGCACCTTCTTTTACGTTGTTTACCGCAGTGAGGCACGCAAGCGCGTTAAAGCGTGGCATTGAAACATGTTCGATATTTCCCTCAAAGCCCTTTATAGGGTCGCCTCCTGCTATAACATAGTGACCTGTTCCGTTGGACACTCTTCCGTGAAATCCTGTTGTTATGTAAATGTTCATGGGCTGTTACCTCTTGTTTTTTCTACAAAAATGCACGATCTGTACGGATATCCGTCTTTGGTGAAACCTTCCGCTATGCTTTTTTCTATGAGCATATAGCCTTTTCGGGGCTTCGGGCGGTTGTAGTAAACATCCATCTTTATGACCTTTTTCATGGTCTTTGGGCGGATAAGGTTTCTTGAACATGTCCACTGTCTGCCGTGACCACCTTCGGCTCGAAAATACGGGCGGCGTTTGAGAAGGTATGAGGCAAGGACGGAATATTCGCCGGTATCGTCAAGGGAGTTAAAGTGCACTCTTCCTTTTCCCCAGCACCGTCTAATCACTTCCGGATCCACTCCGCGATTGATCACAAGATGGTGGTGCAAGGCACCGCGCTTACCGTACTCTGTGACGATAACGTACTTAAGTTCGATACCGCGTTTTGCGAATGCGTATCTTAGTCTTCGCATGAAAGCCGATCTGTCTTCTTTGGCTCTTTCTATGTTCTCAGGTCTATCGTCGGGTTTGTAATCAATCACCAGATGATAGTCTCCGGGGTGGAAGTTTGCATTTAGCTTTATTGTCAGCTCCCGGATCTCCCTTCTGGCGTTAGCTCTCTCTTGCGCCTCCGATACTGATTCAGTTGGTGGGAGACGATCAGAGGATTTGCAATTCCATCTGGGAGCTTGATACTGTTCCAAGATAATGGTACGGCCTGCTCTTGTTTCACATTGGATATATGGCATGGAGTTCTCCTTGGTCGTTAAATGAATAACCTTAGCTAGTCTCAAAGGAGGTCTAAGCCTCCCATTTTTGGTAAAGTTCTTGAATATAAAGATATGCTTTGATATAATAAGAATAACCTATTATATCCCGGGCGGCTCTATGAGCCGCCTTTCCCTTTTATATAGGAGGAAGGATTGCCGGATATTATCTTGGCACCGCACTTTTTGCATGTATCCGAAGGTAATAAGTGCCAGCTTTTGTGACCGTTTTCGCATTCCAGTGTGAGTAGTCCCGATGTTACCTTTACATTGATACCGGGATAGCACTGTTCTCGTTTGATCATACGCTCTCCTATAATGGCAGTATAAAAATAAGAAACATAATGCCTATTACTGCAAGGATCCCGCAGCCTATATCAGTTGCCAGTTCCTTGATGATCTCTTTTTTACTCATCCCCTCATACAGTTCGAGGATGTTATCGATAAACTCACCCATAGCACGCCTCGCTATCTTCCAGGAGCCCCTGGATCTTTTGTGTGAAGTAATCAAACTCGCCTGCGATATCCTCAAACAGCTGCGTTGATGTGTCCACATTGAGCGAGACTTCCGCATCTACGGTCACACCCGCAGATGTGATGATCTTTCCTAATCTGTGTTTGTGTTCTACATCTATCATATCCCTATACCTCCTTACCGCATGTATGCCATGCGTTCCTTCATTATTCCATTAGCAACATCGTCGATAAAGTAATGGTTGCGTCCTGACTTGGGTACGCCTAGCTGTCTCATCTTCCTTGCGGCAGAGTCATCAGCTATGCCGTAGGCTTTTGCAATGTCGTGCCTTGTGAGCATGATCCTTGACTCGTCTCCTCCGTTCAAGCGGGAGATGATAGTCTTTCTTGTTATGTTGATGATCTCATTCATGCGACCCCTCCTTACTGACGATATCATCTATCATTGACCTTGCAACTCCCAACATAAAAGGTAGGGCGTCTCTTTCTTCGATGTCTCGGTCAAATTCAGACTTCGCATATGCTACAATTTCTTCCGGCTCCATGTAGAGCAGTTTCTGTAACTCTTTTAATTCTTCCATATTACATCCCTCCTGTTGATTTATGTATACCCTTCCTTTATAATGGAAATTGCCACATAACCAATTACAAAGGAAGGAGGTATACCATGTTAGGTGAGGTTAATATCAAAACTGATGTTAAGCGTGTACTTCACAATAGCTCTCTGCCGGATTCTGAAAAGAATCGTATAGCAGATGCTATTGTAGAGGCGATCAAGACTTATCACAAGACGAACCATCAGAAATAATCTTATCAAGCTTGCTGGTGAATTTTTTTAGTTCTTTCTCAGCAAGCTTTCTCTTCTTGTTGCTTATTCCTTCTCCTTCCATGGTTACCATCAACCAGCCTCTTGAGTATTCTTCCTGCTGTATCTCCTGCTTGTTCTTAAAGTATGTGACTTTATGCATGGTGATTCCTCCTTTTGTTGATTTATATCATCCCTTCCTCTATAATGGAGAGGGGCAACGAGTCCAAAAGAGGAAGGGGGTGATATCATGGGTGGTGTTTCTATATATGTAAGAGAAGTCCCGATATATTGTTTTAGGGAACAACTCGTAAGGTTGGTCAAATTTAACTGCACGGATAACTATGCTCAGTTTTGGGGCTGTGATAATATGTGTGGTCTTCCTGAGTGTGCAGAGTGTGAATCATATTATACATATCATGTATGGACAACCGATCAGATCCGTGCAGCAACCATATCAGAGCCGCTTCGTCATGAAACGAGTCCTTCAGGAGAAATTTAAGCTCCTCCTCATCAAGCTCCTCCTCCAAGGCTTTTGGATAGAACTCTTCAATAGCCTGCAAGAGTGCGACTTCCTTTGTGATGATCAGTTTCCTTGGTGCTTTTGTTGTCGCTACCTGTTTTGCTATTTCATGGAGTGAGTATATAATGTCTATTGCTCTCATTTTCTCCTCCTATATAGAAGCTCTACTGCTATCTTGAAAAATGTTCCTGCTTGTGTTATACTCTCCCGGAAAGGAGGTATAACGTATGGATAAAGACTTCGGTTTGTCGCCTGTGGCTCAGAAAATTGCCGAGCACGCTTGCGTTGAGTACTACAAGACCGGAATGGATGAGTTTTGCGATTTTGCATCCTTCGGTGTTTCTGATGATGAAGTATCCTCTATCTGTGAAGAGTTTGAGCGTGCAGGTCTTGCCTATGTTGATGAAGACCAAGACGGCAACCCCTGCCTATGCTTTTGGGAACAAATTGCGGAAGTTGTAGACAGTCCGTTTCTTCGCCGCCTCAGACATTGAGTTATATCCGGGTTGAATTGACAGCCAGTATCTCGCGTTTATGTGACCACGCTTCGATCTTACTCCGCTTCGTATAATCTTCTCTGCCTTTATCTCTTGGCAGCGCTCATCAATTTGACTTCTTATCCCATAAATTGAAGCAATTATCCCATTCTTCTTGGTATGCTTGAAGGTAAGATCCGTCTCCTTCGTCGAGCGCTGGATATTCATCAGTGTTTCTATATACTCCGATGGCATCCCTACGAAATGATACATAACTCTTTTCATAGCTACTCCTATCTGCCTGATTACACAAATACATCTGTCAAGATGTATTTGTGTGTGTTATCTGTAGGATAGCACACACATTCTACTATTTGTAGAGTGCTAGTGTAAAAAAATATAATCCTGCGGTATCATATACATTTGCGATAGCATTTGTATCTCAGGTATCCCGGGTGCTACTTTTCCCTTTTCCCAGTTTATGATCGTTTGCGGAGAAACACCCATCTTTTCAGCAACTTCTCTTTGTGTGAGATTGGCATTAACTCTTGCCGCTGCCAAAGAAATCTGAAATGGCTTCTCCTGAATATCTGCGTTCATGGCGTCCTCCTTTCATGATTCGTTTGAATTTAAGTGCATTATAACTCTACTTTTTGTAGATGTCAATACTTTTTGTAAACTTTTTTTACTTTTTATCTTGAAACAGTCTACTTTTTGTTGTATAATCAGTTCACAAGACAACGATTTTTGTAAGAAGGAAGGTGATTATATGGGAGAAGAAGCATACAAAAAAATCTTTTCTTCAAATCTGAGAAGACTAATGAATGAACATGGAAAATCTCAAATCGACCTAATCAATGATCTTGGATTTAATAAATCTGCTGTTTCAACTTGGGTAAACGGAACTCGGCTTCCGCGAATGGATAAGGTACAGCAATTGGCAAATTATTTTCACTGCCAGCGTTCCGACCTCATAGAGGATAAGTCCGATCGGGACACCTTCCCGCCCCTGACCGCTGCCGAAGAATCCCATATGAGAAAGTATAGAAAACTGTCTGATACGGATAAAGTAAGGATAGATGAGAGGATAGACACATTGTTGGAAGAGGAGAGAGAGGGATTAAAAAGGGCTTCAGTATCGTGAGAACATAAGTTTGTGTTGACATTTCTATATATCTCGTGGTATATTGTATTTAGGATTCGACCGCTGCCGAAACGATTGAATTCTAAAAGATGCGAAGAGTCCATGTGCTCAAACAAAAACCCACGAGTTGCAGCTCGTGGGTTTTTTATTCCCTATTTTCACCGGGTGGGCTTAATTCCCGAGGCTTGTCGCTTAGTCGTCTCTGTCAAGCCATTTGCAGATCATACGCACGGTAATCCCCGCCAGAACAGAAACGATAAAAGATACGAAATATTCCACATGCTCACCTCCTTTCTTGTGAAGATTGGAGATAGCGACATTGATATTATACTCACGGAATCCGATGATGTCAATTTTAACTGAAAGGAGCCGCCTATGAAGAAAAAATACGAAAAGACATTCACATTTGAGGGAAAACGCTATCATGTGTATGGCGATACCCTCGAAGAGGCTATCGAGAAGAAGGCTCTCAAGCTAAGAGATCTTGAAGAGCACAGGATCATCCTTGATAAGCACACCAAGGTGTCGGACTGGATGAGCACGTGTCTTACCACGTACAAGATCGGGATATCGGATCAGACAAAGGTCAATCTTGATATTATCGCGAATAAGCACATATTACCGTATATAGGTCATATGGAGATATCATACGTGAAGCCCGTTATGTGTCAGCAGATCCTTAATAACCTTGATGGGTACTCTAAGTCCTACATTATAAAGGTGCATCAGCTGCTATGTTTTTGTTTTAAGACCGCATATGATAATCAGCTGATCTTATCGGATCCTACCAAGAACCTTATAAGACCGGACGGACATACCACTCACAGGCGGGCGATAACCGAGACTGAGAGGCGGTATCTCTTGCAGGTATGTTATGATGATCCCAGAATGGTTCCGTTTTTGTTTATGCTTTATTGCGGATGCAGACCGGGAGAGGCTCTTAAGGTGCAGTCAAACGATATCCGGATGATCGAGGGGGTAAAGGCACTTCACATCAAGGGGACAAAAACTGTCAACGCTGACAGATACGTTCCGATACCTTTAGATTTCCTTAAATACTTAGAGGAGATAGATCCCGGGGGATTTGCCCTGTTTGCCACAAAGCTTGACGGTCAGCCCCACACTCAGGCGTCCTATAAGTGGTTATCAGGACACCTTAAGAGAGCTATGAACATAGCTATGGGCTGTAAGGTCTACCGAAATAAGCTTATGCCGCCTTATCCTTTGGCAGCTGACTTTGAACCGTATTGTTTGAGACATACTTATTGCACGGATCTTAAAAAGGCAGGTGTTCCCCTTGGGATAGCAAAAGACTATATGGGGCATGCGGATATTGCCACCACGGCTAATATTTATTCCCACTCGGACAATGAAACTTTTCTTGCCGGAGCAGAAATCCTTATCAAAAATCTTTGTTCGGATATGCCATCCGGTACGACACTTAGTACGACACTTAACTGTCGTAAACTGTCGTAAATGGTATTTTATTACACAAACAATTGTTCTTTTTGAGAAAAATCAAAAACCTCGCAATTACCTAAAACACGGCATTTGCGAGGTCTAAAAATTCAAAGCAGGACACGGGAGTCGAACCCGCCTCGTCAGCTTGGGAAACCACAAAAGTATCGCGTATTTTCGGGCGTTTCGGGCGTTAGTACGACACCCCTCTTGACATGTGCTACTTTGTGTAACCACTAAATATAAAGGATTTTTGATATGATTTTCACTTTTGCGCTCAGTTTATTGCCGATAAAAACGACTTCCACTGAGCGTTTTTCTTTCCCGCCATAGGAGCCGGACAGCTCTTTCCGTTCACATCCCAGTGCCTTATGATCGTCTTTGCGTTCGGACAATACTTCTGTATGTATTTCACGAGCTCCTTGACCGCTTTAATCTGTCTCCTTGACGGCGTTCCCGTGAGATCACAAAGCTCTATCGACACGCTGTTTGCGTTTGTGCAGCGTCTATAGTACATAGCAGCGTCATGCTCTTTGGTGAAGAACCCTCCGACGCTCCATGCTGTTCGGTTCATCGGGATAGATCTTACTATATTCCCTGCTTTGTCGACAAACCAGTGAGCTCCGGCAGAGCGAGTATTGCCGTGTTTAAAGAACAGTCCATTCCCCTTTGCCGTGTCCCCTGCGTTCCCGGTGTAGTGAATGACGATATAGTATATGTTGCTTTTATCGCGCTTAGAGCCGTATGATATAGGCTTGGCGGGTATCTTTGTATACTTCATTTTTCGCCCTCCGTATAATCTACCGTATCAGGTGTTCGCTTCTCTTGCTGCTCTAATACTGTCAGATATTCCGGATCCGAGAGCTCTTTTTTGTACTTCGATGTCGAGATCCCGAGTATCGCCCCGAGGAAAGTGTCAATTACCGTTATGGTGCCGACGATCTCTTTTGCATACGGCAGTCCCCATATATTTGCCAGAGTAAAGTATGCGGTCGCCAGTGCCGGAAGGACGATCTGCGCTATGAATTTTAATACATCATATGTTTTGTTCTGCATAAATACCTCCTTTAGATGTTGTTGGCTCTTATCTGGACAAGCCGTTTGATTATTTGTTCCACACTTTTGTCGACCTGCTTTCGGAATTTATCCGATTTCAGTTCATCTCTGATAACCTCTGATGTGACAATGTTCCAGATCATTTCCTGTTTAATCCCGATATAGTCCTCGTCGTCCTGGATGTGATTAAAAGCTATCCACGTGACAATCTCATCAAAGGTCTTTTCCGCGATATATTTTCCGAGGTATTCGTTATATCCGTCAAACCTCGGTATACGCTTTTCAAATGCCTTACAAGTGTTTTGCGCATACTCGATCTGTTTTTTCATGATCGTACGCTCGTTCTCTGATGACCATTTTCCAAAAGATATCTTGTCATTCTTTATCTTAATGAGCCCTAAGCGTCCTGCCACAATCAATAGCACGATAACAGCAATAACCCATATGCCATTACCGTCTCTAAACATTTCAACTATCGCGTCCCACATCTTTCTACCCTCCTGATGCTATATTAACATATGTCTGTGTGGTTGTATCCCCTAATTGCCAATTACTTTTTCTGATAGTCTTTTTCCCATCTCTGAAAAGCTGACTGATCATATACCTTTTTGCCGGCAACCGCGATCATGGAGAGCTTTTTCTTTATGTCCTGGCGTTCATGAGCCGTGGTGGAGCTCATGTAGAGCTTTCTGA